AGATTAGGAAAGGATAGTTGGCCTCTATCTTCAAAGCCTTCATACTCTTCGTAGTTGACAGTGAATGAACTTACATTTACATGTCCGTTGTCAAAAGGTATATTTTTACGTGCAAAGTATTCATCGTTAAATCCACTTACTCTATTAAAGTAGTGCATGAAGTCATGATAGAATTCACTGTTAGTATCATGCCACAGTTTGTAGTTTGTATCTATAACTGCTTTGTGGTAATGGAACACTTCCATTTCTTCTGTGTCAATAGCATCACTAATACAATCAAATGCTCCTGCTGTCCATTGTTCTACACTCTGTAAGGGATTAGGATCAAGTGTTACCCATACCATACCTCCGTGCTTTACTTCACAATGTAGTTGTGGTTCAACAGTTACAATAGGTGCTCCTAGCGTACCACTAGGTGCCCAACTGCCATAGTTACGATATGCTCGAACACCATTGCCTGTGTTGTATGCAATAACATTAACTCCTGCTATCTGAGTTGTTCTATAGTCTAGTTCGTTATACATTTCAGATATATGACACATAGGCACCCATACCTTTGAAAAGATACGTTCTTGCTCTTGTACAAATATTTCTGGATCGTTATATGCTGAACTGCTAATTGATTCTACGTTTGGTTGTGCTAACCAATTCTTATGATTACGTGGTGGCATGACTTCTCCTTATGCTATATTTAAATTATTATAGCACAGAAAAAATATAAAATCTAATAGTGTATATCTATTAGGTAATAGTTGGCTCTAGGGGAAGGATTCGAACCTCCAAGACTTTCGTCACACGAGAAACAATCGTGCGTGTTTACCTATTTCACCACCCTAGATTATAACTTATATCTTATTGATATTTTCTAGTGCAGGGATCATACGTGTTACACCTATGCCTCCGCCCACTCTTTGGAAGAAGTCAAACTCTAAAAACTTTTCAAGTTCTGCTTCTACACGTTCTTTGCCAAACAGTTCAAACAATAGTTTTGAGTATGCTCCGTCTGTAATACTGTGGAATGTATCACGCATCATATCAACATCACACGAACGTTCTGCTGATCCAATAGTTTCCATGCCACCTAATATAACATCGATCTTTTTAGCAGTTTTGCCATCAGCATTTCTACTCATATTCCAAAATGGACTTGTTAGTTCTGGAAAGTCTGTAATCATTGTTGTACCAAACTCCTTGTGCATTTTAGTTTCTTCATCAGCAGTCATTTCGTAATCTTCTGCAAGTTCGTAATGCTTTTGCCATTCAGCATAAGTTTTTTCAGTAGGCTTTTTGAATTCTAAGTATTCACATAGTTCATACTCCATCTTTTTAAGATCATCTATGTCACCTGGCATTTCAAATTCAAACATTGGAAATATTATATCATGTCTACCTGGGATTGCATTTGGTTCCTGTCTATAGGAAGTGGAGACACAAAAAAACCCCTTACTATCGGGGCTACTTAATAATTCATGTTCGAGCCACATCTGGCCTGTTTGCGGTAGTGGCCAAGTCTTGCCTGCGTATTGATATGTTGCTACATTGAATGGATCTTCACATGCGGCAAGTATGCTGAGTCTGTTTTGGGTGTGGACTTCTAAAAATCCTTTATCCAAAAAAAATGACCTTAAAAGGCCAATTGTGTTTGTAAATTTTTGTGGGGATATTAACTGCGTCATCTTTTTTTCCTTTTTTCGAGTTGCGACCTAAAAAAAATTTGCTCAAAAAAAAATTGAGCCTATTTGCTTTGTCCATCTATTTATCACATAGTTGATTAATAGTAGGGATTGTTGAAGTTAGGATCGTCCATGCCTTCTACAGCATTTACTTCAGGTACATAATGTTTAAGCATATTCTCAACACCCATTTTTAGCGTAATAGTGCTACTTGCACATCCGCTACAACTACCTTGAAGTAACACAGAAACTTTACCTGACTCTACATCAAAGTCTTCTAACTTAATATAGCCTCCGTGTTGTTCAACTGCTGGTTGAACATATTGATCAATAATATACTCAATATTTTTTATGATTTCTTCTTTTGTACGATCTTCCATACACATATTTAGTTGGTAGTCCCTAGGAGAATCGAACTCCTCTTTGCGAGATGAAAACCCGCTGTCCTAACCGATAGACGAAGGGACCTTAATTTTTAATTATTAACAGTATAGCACCAAAGCACTATACTGTCAACCTTTCCTAACCTCATCAATGTGTATAGGTGTAAAATTAATTTGTTCTACACAAACACACTTGTAAGGACCATCTGGACTAGGATTGCTATGTATATGTCCATGAGCATTTATTCCAGGTCCGTTATCACCCCATCTATGTCTTTCTTCAAGAGTACTTGCATGTAATGGAGTGTGAGTACAAATAACACCAGGTAACTCAATCCACAACTGTATGTCCTTAAAGAACGGAGCAACATGTTTTACGTTATCGTGGTTTCCAAGAACAAGTCTTTTCTTACCAGGTAACTTTGCAAAGTTTGCTTCTAACCATTCTACTTTGTTTTCACCAAACAATACATCACCTAAGTGTATAACTGTGTCCTGCGGTTTGACAGTGTTTGCCCAGTTATCTAACATTGTTTGATTCATTTCATCTACGTTAGAAAAAGGTCTGATAGATCTACCACCTTGTGTAAATTCAAGGATCTTACTGTGATTAAAATGTGTATCACTTATTAACCATATATCTTTTGCCATCATATTCTCCTAACTAACTTATATACATTATAACATCGGTAATACCAGATGTCAACCAAAAATTGGAGTGGACGACAGGAATCGAACCTGTATACATGGATTTGCAATCCACTGCGTAACCATTCCGCCACGCCCACAAAGTGGAGGCCTTTCTAGAGGGCACCTCCTATTCCCGCCTGATCTTATATGTAGGGGCTCAGGCCTAACCACGTTTTTACTCGTTCCCTATTTGGCATAGGTGGAGGGAATCGAACCCCCATTAACTGGTTTGGAATCAGTTGTGTTACCATTACACCACACCCATAAAAAAACCCCCGTAAGCATTATAACTCCGGGGGTCTAAAATTCATTGCTGAACAACTGCCTACAAGACACCCCCGGGTGGTTCACAACCACACCATTCATAATTATTTGTATACTTCGTATTCATTGTTCGCTTTCCTTATTAACTTTTTATAGTATATTATCTTTTTGTCGTATTGTCAACCACAAATGCTTTAATTTTATTAAAATTATTTGTAGTTTGTTCTTTACCTTCTTGCCAACTATTTTTTTGGTATTCTACTATATCTGTCCATTCGCTGATTACCCAGTTATTTATTTTTTCAACAATAACAGGTTTCTTCTTAGGTGTTACTGTTTCATCAGCACTTGCTGTTGTAACAAGAAGTACAAATAATATTGTTATACTTGCTACGATTGTTAATAGTGTCTTAGTTGTCATACATTCCTTTTGTTAGTTTTTGGCCTGCTCGGGAGGACTCGAACCTCCGACCTTTGGTTCCGCAAACCAATGTTCTATCCGGCTGAACTACGAGCAGTTTTTGTTTCATATATAACTTAACTATATATGGTAAAACCTTTTTTGTCAACCAGATTTTTAATCCAATTTAATATGTACAAGTAAGTTCAGCACCTGGATTAACATGACGTTCAACTTCGTCAATCAAACTCTTTTCATCTGAATCGCTTGGTGCTTGGGGATTTTTATTTTGGGTTACTGTTGGTTTAGCATTACAGTTGTCCAATTTGAATGTGCAAGATATAAGAAATATCGCGATGAATATCAGCAGTGTGTAACGCATGGTTGTATTTATTTGTACTTCGGCCCTAATGCCCAAACTACCATGCTTTTTCTTGTACCTTCTGTAACTGGTAAAACTCTGTGTGGAACTGTTGAACTAAAGATAACCATATCTCCAATTCCGCCTAGTTTTACAATTTCTGTTTTGCGTTCGTTGTGTTCTATACCGCCATCTAATTCAAACTCTCCACCTGTGTATTCGTTTGGATCATTCATTAGTATAGTTGCACTTAATTTTCTTAACTTACCCGGGAAGTCAGTATCATCTCCATAGGGCCAAGGATGGGCATCATAGTGCCAATCGTAGTGTCCCTGCTCATGCCCGTGATATACAGTGTATTGACAATCTTCAAATTGATCAACATGTAAATCCCATTGACATTCTTGATTAGCAGTTACGAACATCTGTTGTAAACGTTCGTATACCCAAGGTTCATTAAAGAACCAAAGATCGCTTTTGCGTATGTCTGCATTTGGAATGCCACTAAATGTTTCTTCATGAGCAGGGTCTTTTGTTTGAAATCCAGTCATACCTCTTTGGTTATGACCTAGTTTAGCCAACCGTTCTATTTCTTTACACTCATCTGGTGTAAAGACTTTTAAGTAAGTTTGAAATAGAATAGGTGAGTTAAGCATTAGAAGTACTTGTTAAGCATTTCAAGTCTATCGTGTGCAGTTGCCATTTTATCTAACTCTTTTTGAACAGTTTCGATAATATCGCTATGCTCTCCGATGCCTACGACTTGTTGCATGTATACTTCAATATTTGCTTTGTGCAGATCAATTTCTGCTTCGGCATGTTTCTTAGCCGCTGAGATCAATATTTCTTTCAACATAAATTCCTTCCTGTGTATTAGCGTTACTTACACTATACTTATTTTAGATTAAGAAGTCAACCTTTTATTTGGCAGTTGGATTAACTTGGAAGAACGTGTCTGTTCCTTGTGTAGGAATAATTGATGGTAGCGATTTTTTAATTGATGCTCCAGTCATTAACTTAACCATGCTTTCGCCTGATGAAGCAGTTATCATTGAACGGTTTCCAACAACTAAACTAGAAGCAGTTCGCCATGCTCCGCCCATATCGTGATGTTCTTTATACCAGTCAAAGTTTGCTTGAACATATGCATTAAGTACTTTGTCTGGATTTACGTTAGGTGTTTGGAAAACACTTGTAATTGTATCTCCGTAAGTTTGGAATCTTTGTTGGAAAATAGCATTACCTAATGCTTGTCTTTCCTGCGTTGACATATCTAAATGATTTACTACTCTTACAAAATCAACTACGTTAATACTTTTTTGTGGCTTGTCTATGGTTCTTAGTTTACTTGTTTTATAACCTTCCATATCTTGTAGTCCACCGCTTTGGTAATCGCTAATGGCTTGTGATACTGTAGGAAACTTTTGTAGTACATCAATAACATCACGTGTACTAACACCACCTTCTCCTAGTCTACCTGAGCCTGTAGGACCTTTTGCTCCACCTATATTTTCTGAGTGTGCAACTTTTAATTCTACTGGTACACCTGATGCAGATCCATCTGGGTTTCTACCAGTTGTTACCATTAAATCACCTGTACCTTGTTGCGTTATATTTTGACTTAGAATAGCAAACGCATGTTCGCCTTTACCTGCTCTTTTTTGACCTAATCCAAATTTGATAAACTCCATAAACATTATTTCGTTTACTTTGTCTCCGTAAAATAAATCATCAAAGTTGTAGTGTCCGTCTTTTAAGAAACAAGCATGATTAACACATTTGTTCTTTTCAAAGTTATCTAAGAACTTGTTCTTTTGTGCAATACTTAAACCGTTAGCACCTGCCATCTTTTCAGATATAAGTTGAATAGTTTTTTCACCATACTCGCCTGCTAACTCTTTACTAATCTTAGGAAAGATTCTGTCAACAACATTTGTTTTGTGTAATAGTGTGTATACACGATCTAATAATTGAACTTGTTCTTCGTCATTAGGATCAAGATCTTTGACTCTATCAAAGATGTCTTGCTTTGCCGTTTCAGGATCGGTATACTCTCGTAAGAATTCTAATGCTCTCATAGCAATATTTATACCTTTTTTGGAAATAACATATCAGTGCAAAATCGTTCTACATCTGCTTCGTTAAGTCCTAATGACTTCATTACTTTAGGTGTATGTGGGTTTTGTTGCTGATTGTGACAGTACCAGTTTTGTCCTTCAAGCACTGTGTCGCGATCACCTGTGTTATTATGATCACCAATGGATTCAAGATATACTTTTAAGTTGTTCTGTGCTAGGTCAATAATAGTGTCTGCTTCGTCCATATCACTTACATTACCTGCCGCAACCATAGAGCCTGAAAATATGTTAGTTGCCCATTCTGGTAATTCACGTTTTTTGCTAGGAACATATTCACTTACAGTATCTTCAAACCATTCTACCATATTATGATTAGCACCTTGCCCATTAGGTCCACCTAGTGGACTATAGTCATGAAATGCACCTGTCATTTTATTTTTACCTGCAATAACATCAAATCCGTATATAGGACCATTGTTATGTAGTTGCGGAAAAATACAAACGTGCATCATCCATAGGCCTTTTGTAGTAGTAGCATCTACGACATCGATATGTGCTCTACGAATGTTATTGTTTTGCCACACACGGTTAATCCAACCGTTGTCAGGTTGATTGAAATAGTCTAATCCATCTTCAGCATATTCTGTTCCATACTCGTCGAACATATCAATAATGTTGAATTTGCAATCATTAAGTTTATTCCAAAGTTCACTCATTGCTTAACTCCTTGAATAGTTCTGTAGCAAATTGAAAGCATTTAATTGCTTCGTCAACGAATAGGTCTTCTTTACCTTCTAGTCTACTACGCACTTCAGCAATAAGTTCTTTTTCTTTGCCATCAAATTTATAGTAGTTTCCGTCACCGGGTACACGTTTAGCAATCATCTGTCCGCCATGTAGATCACCAAAGTGTCTAACATATATATGAGCAAGTAATTGTTCTGGATCATATTCGTGTAGTTTAAACAGATGTTCTTTGTAGTCTACTGCACTGCCTTTTATAGTAAAGTTTCCACCTATTTGATTAAAGTCTTCTTTAATTGCTTCTGCTCTACATATACCTTCAATACCTTTAAGAATGCCTGCATGTCCTGCCCATTCTTCAAGTGCTTGGTATATAAACAATTGATTGTATAGATACTCTGCGTATTGTGATTCTGTAAGTTGTCCTTTGAGAAGTTTACGTGCAAAGTTGCTACGTTCTGCAGATTTATGAAATTCCCAGGTTAGTTCTTTAAGTGTTGCCATATTGATATTTACTCAGAAAAGTTTACATTACCACTAACAGTGATTCTATAATCATCGCTAGTGTAAAAAGGATATACTGTGTGTGGCATTGCACTAGGAAAAATACAAATCTTTCCATTAAATTTTTTGTCTACAGGAATAGGTACTGTACTATGTTCGCCTAGTGTATTTCTAAAGGCAAATTCAAAGTGTCCTGCAAGATTATTGTTGCTTTGTTTTCCTGGACCAGTTGCTAACTCATCATTTATATTATACGGTATATCTAACCATATAACAAAACTAAAAAGTCCTGTGTGATTATGAACAGGATTAAATTCATGTTTCTTTTGAAAGTTAATCCAAAAGTCTTTTAATATAATTTGTGACTGTCTTACTAACTGTGGTTTGTATGCAGGATAGTTATCTTTGTAAAACTTACAAGCATTTAATATAAACGGCTCGCATTGTGTTTTAATATCTGATAAGTCAAATTCGTTTTCAATATTACCTGCAAGATTTTTATTGTAGTCAGTGCCACTAGTAAAGTTTTGTTTTAAACTATTTGCTTTTTGCCTAAGAATATCTAAAACGTTTGAATCAACGTCAGCAATTACATATCCAATATTGGCAAATTGATAGGCATCCATTATGCAAGATCTACTTTGACCTGAAGTGGATAACCGCTTTCTCTTGCTAGTACACTTGTTTCTACACCTTTTTGTTCTGCAATTTCATATGTGTAGATTCCTGCAACACCTTGTCCATTTTGATGGATCTGTTGCATTATTGCTTCTGCTCTATCTATATTATGTTTAAAGATTTCCTTTAGTACTTGTACAACAAAGTCCATAGGAGTTACATTGTCATTAAAAAATGTAACCTTGTACATGCCAGGTTCTTTAATAGCAGATATTTGTTTTTCTTTTGTTACTGTATCTGTATGAGTTGTCATAATAGTTACCTTTAACCCTTTTTAATATTTATAGTATATAATACACTAGATTAATTAATAATGCAAGAAGGGAGAGTGCCAAAACACTCCCCCTATATTGCTGTGTATTACTTAGGACTATTAATTTTAATAGTCTTTGGCTTTAGTGCTTCTGGTACTTCACGTACTAAATGCACATTCAGCATACCTAGTTCAAGATTAGCATCTGCTACTTTAACATGGTCAGCGAGTGTAAACTCTCTACGGAAGTTGCGTCCGCCAATACCCTTGTGTAGGTAGTTGACATCTTCATCTCCTTTTGGAGCAGTTCCTTCGATTTTCAATTGATCACCATCTGTGGTAATTGAAAGGTTGTCCATACCAAAGCCTGCAACTGCTAATGAGATCATATACTCATCATCGTTGATTTGTGCTATATTGTATGGGGGATACCCGTTTCCGTTTGGACTATTTGCGAACTGTCTTTCCATTTCGTTAAACAGTCTATCAAAGCCAATTGTGGCTCTTTGGAAGTTAGGTAGGTCTAGAGTTGTTAGTCTTGTCATATTATTTCTCCTTTATTAAGCAAGATTAATTGTTGTACCCTTTCGGCGTACATTTTTATTTATAACAGTTTTATCTGTTACATATATTATATAAGCATTAATAGTAAAAAGTCAAGTCTTTTTGGAAATATTTTTAGATCAAACAAGCATGATAAATAATATACGTACATAATAGGATATAACATGGATACAAACAAAAGATTAGATTTGTTAGAGAAAAAGATCGATTTGATTATGGATACGCTGAATATTACTTTGGAAAGCAAACCAGTAGCAACAGCATCTATACCAGTTATTGATGATTCAAATGTTAGACTTGAGATTCAAAAACTTAAGAACGAAATTAAAGTTCTTAAAATTAGGTTTAGAAAGTTACCTATGCAAAGTCCTCTAAGACAGGAAATGCTAGACAACATTGAAAAGTTAATGCAACATCAAGCAGACTTAGAAACAGAACTAAATGCAACACATTGATAAATTTGAACAGGCGATACTAAACCTTAAAGAAGAGGGCAGGTATCGTGTGTTCAACGATATTCTAAGAGAGTGTGGAGATTTTCCTAAAGCAATCTGGTATTCAAAATATGCTGTTACAAAGATTGTTAATTGGTGTTCTAACGATTACTTAGGTATGGGTCAACATCAATTTGTTTTAGATGCAATGAAAACAGCATTAGAAACAGCAGGTGCAGGTAGTGGTGGTACTAGAAACATTAGTGGTACAACTCATTATCATGTTGCACTTGAACTAGAACTAGCACGTTTACACAACAAAGAATCAGCACTATTATTCACTAGTGCCTTTAATGCAAACGAAACTACAATAGAAACTATTGCAAAAATTATTCCAGACATTACATTTATTAGTGACAGCAACAATCATAGTTCATTAATACAAGGAATAAGACACAGTGGTGCTAAAAAAGTTATTTGGACACACAATGACTTAAAAGAATTAGAATTAAAACTAAAACAGATTACAGGACCTAAAATGGTTGTGTTTGAATCTGTTTACAGTATGGACGGCGACATAGCACCAGTAGGTGATATTGTTAAACTATGTAAAAAGTACAACGCAATAAGTTACATAGATGAAGTACATGCTGTAGGATTATATGGACCAAACGGTGGAGGCGTGTGCGAAGAAAGAAATGTACAGCCTGATATAATCAATGGTACTCTAGCCAAAGCATATGGAGTACAAGGCGGATATATTGCCGCCGACAAAACATTTATAGATGCAATACGAAGTTACGCACCTGCATTTATATTTACAACATCAATGAGTCCTGTTTTATGTGCAGGTGCATTAGCATCAGTAAAGTATGTAAAAGAACATAAAGAACTTAGAATGATGTTGCAAGTAAAGTCGGAAGAACTAAAACGAAAGTTTATAGACAAAGGTATTCCGATACTTGAAAACAATAGCCATATTGTTCCAGTTATGATTAAAGACCCTGTAAAGTGTAAACAAATATCAGACGATTTATTATACAAAGACGGAATATATGTGCAACCAATAAATTATCCTACTGTTGAAAAAGGCACAGAACGTTTAAGGTTTTGTCCTGGCCCTAATCACTCATCAGGAATGATGGATGAACTTGTGGATAAATTACTTACAGTGTTAGAAAGGCACAAAATAATATGAATAAAATAAAAAAATATATGTATCAAGCAATTGGTTTTCTATGTGTTGGTCTAGCCTATGTCGGAGTAGTAACACCTGGAATACCTTTTTCAATCTTCCTTGTAATTGCCGCATGGGCATTTGCAAAGAGTTCACCAAAAATGGAAAAATGGTTATACAACCATCCGTGGTTTGGTAAGTTTTTAACTAACTGGAATAAGAAAAGAGTATTTCCTACAAAAGGAAAATACTTAATGGCCGCTATGATGGCTTCTACCTTAGCAATTACATTCTTTGCAACTGGTAACATTAAAGCAGTGTTATGGAGCGGAGGCTTTATGGTATTAGTAGGTATTTGGGCTTGGAGATATCCAGGTTCAGTTGAAGAACACCAGCGTAGAATAGATGCAGGCGAAAAAGTAGCATGGCTGAAATAGATTATACAGATACAGATGGTTTGCAAGTGCTATGGCATTTGCTGACCACTGAGCCATTCTTTTGGGTAATACTTTCCATTGGTTTCGTAGCAATACTCTTAAGTTGGTGGAGCGAAAAACTACAAGACAAAGACGATGAGCATATTGTCCAGTACTATGATGACAACCATCATATTAATCGTTAAGGAAATATAAATTGATAGATGTACAATTAACTAAAAAACCAATAGTATTAGATCCATTTTTACCAGAAGAATGGTTACACATACGTATTAAGAAAGAAATTCTTCATCAAGGGTTTCCGTGGCACTATCCAGGCATTTCAGTTATTGATGATCCAGACCCTTATGCAAGATGTTTTGCTACACAATTCTATGATAAACCTACAGGGGACGACAAATGGTACCTAGCACCAAGTCTTACTCATGCATTTGATAGTTTTGCATATCACAATGAAAGTTGGTTACAAATTGAGCATATAATGAGATGCAGAGCAAACATGTATGCTCCTGGACAAGTAACAAGTCCACATATTGATAACGAAAATGAAAATCGTTGGAGTTTGTTATACTATCTAAATGATGCTGACGGTGGTACAGTTATTGATGGAACTGAATATCATCATAAAGAAAATACTGCGGTATTTTTTGATGCAAGATTAAATCACTATCCAATTAAGTCTACAACGCCCAGCCGAGTCAGTGTAAACTGGATCATGGCCGGACGTTATAAACAAGACACTGTTAAACTTTAAAATTTAAATCCTAAACTAGTACCAAACAGCATATCTGTTTTATTAAAGTTCTTATCACTATCTCGTTGCACGAACATATTAAGTTGTGCTTTTGTACCTAGTGGAAACTTATAGCCTAGTTTAGTTTGATATTCATCTATACTTAAATCATTACTGTAACCACTACCTAGTCTAAGCATTGGATTAACTTCTAAGTACATACCTTTTACTGTTAACCCTATTGCAGATCTTACTCTCCAATAGTCGTTGCGTGTACCTTCGTAGTAACGATATTCAACTCGAGGCTTTATGTAAACTAAACCGTTATCATATAGTTTATAGTCTATACGTGGACGATGTTCAGTTTTACTTCCGTTTTCATCATACCTATATGCAAACTTCCATTTGCCTACATACTTTTCTATTTGTATATGAGAACGCTCACTGTTGGTATACTGTCTTGTTTCTATACCATAGTTTGAGTTTTGTATTTTTAGTGTGAATTGATTGCTATCGAAATCATCCGCCCATGCTAACATAGGGAAACATAAAATTAATGTTGTGAGAATTTTTTTCATTTGATTGATCGGGCGAAATTATTAGCCTCGCCCGATACCTAAGTTTTTTAAATTATTAGTGTAAGTGCACCTGCACCTAAAAGTAATGCTATCCATGCACCTAGTGCATTTAAGTATCTCTTCCAAGGTGTGCCAAAGTATAGTTTACCAATTGCCATGCATTTGTGCATAGGTGATATTAAGTATCCTGCGTAATCTAATGCAAAGAACCATACAAAATATTCAACTCCGTATACTAAAGATAGTATAGTAGTAATAGCGGCAAATCTGCTACTTGAACCAAACAAGAATGCTGATCCAAATGCTAACGCACTTATGATACTAAATCCTGTTATTGTATTAATATCAAATGCAGTATTTTCAAGATATGCTTTGATGTCATTAGTATTCTCTCTAGTAAAGTTTGCAACTACAATGATAACTGCTACCCAAGCAAGTAACTTAAAATCTACAAAGCCTAGTAACTTTTTATAATCCCATGTTAACGTAAGAATCATATAGTAAAATAGTAATGCACCAAACACTAACCACGGGTCTAACCCTCCAATAGGTTTAAGTGCTAGAACAATAGCAACTAAAAACGGAAACACATTTCTAATAACGTTTGATACTTTAAAATGTTTATTCTGTGTGTTAAGTTCGATGTCATCTTCTTTTACAAAGAAGGTAATATATGTAAACACTACTCCTAGTGATACAATTAATAGAGGCAGTAGTTTGAACACAACTGCTCCGTATCCAATACTAAATGCGGCCATAGGAATAAGAATAGTCTTTTCCAATGGTGACCAAACATAGTAGTGGTGAGTTGATAGATAGTCGATAATGCCAAACTTCTCTCGTCCTGGTGATCCTTTCGGAGGAGCGAGGGTGTCTAACATACCAGCCGAAACTGTTACTCGACCTGATATGGGAAGTATACCAGTAAACGCACTCATTAGTGCAACAATTACACGTTTTGATTTAAACACTTTTTGTATG